GCATAATCCCGAACAAATCTCCGTTATCTTCTAGCCAGGTATTAACTGACTCTTCAGATACATCGTCGATATCCTTGAGGATTAGTCTTACTGCTTTAGGATTTACACCCTTTTTTTCTAGGACTTCTTTGACAGTTCGCTCACGCTGCGCCTTGGATAATCCCTCAAGTTGCTCAGTGAGTTCCTTGATACGCTTCTCGTCACTACGCTTTGCTTTCCGCAACTTCTTTAAGAGGTCGCTTCCATCTCCGCTTGTTGTTTCGATATCTGTATCGAGTTCATCGTCTTCTTCATCCCAGTATTGGTTGCTCATAGCAACTCCCACCCTTCTCTATTAGTTAGTTCGCAAGCCACAGGTTCCAATCGGGGAATCAGTCTGGCTCTTGCTACCAGTCTTATACGCTGATGGGGCTGGTATATCCATCAGGAATTTATTTATTTAGTACGCGCCAGATTGTGAGAATGTATGTGGCGGAGAACCCTTGATTGTGCCAGAAGAAGCATTGAATGTAGCTGCTTCTGCATCAGTAAGTTTTTTACGTGTACGTTGTGCAGATGCTAGTTGATTGAATACATCTTGCTCTGCAGTTGACTGGTCATACTGACCAACCTGTCCATAAATTTGGCTAAGTTTTTCAGCTGTTGGAAGATAGTCAGCAATGGTTGCGTAACCCTTCTGTGCCATGCCCTGGTCGATACCTTGTGCAGCAAGCTGCTCAGATACACCAACATTGGATTGTAGTCCCTGCTTTCCAGCAGCAACTCCAACTTCAGCTGCGGCAACCTGACGCTGAATCTTTGTAATCTGCTGATTAGGGTCAAGGATATAGGCAACTGCATCTTTAGGACCAATGCCATAGTATGACTGAAGCTGGTTCAATACAGCAGGGTCTGCGTTTTGTACACGTTGTGTAGCAATTGATACTCTGTCTGAGAGTTCCTTTGCTGATACATCGTTAGCAATAAACTGCTGTACGTAGTCATCAGTTGAAAACTGTGTTAACCCATAACTGCGAAGTACCTGACGGTATCCATCTTCTAAGTTAAGGTACTCTGCTGGCTGAAGGACTTGAAGTCCTGCTTTGAGGCGAGCATCATTAGCCTTGAAGCGTGTCTTGTATTCGTCAGTACTTTGAAGTCCTAGTGTAATGGTTGCTTCTGTAGCACCATCAACTGCAAGTTCTTTAATCTTAGAAGCTAGTGAGCCAAGGCCATAGGCATTGAAGCGAGCAGTGACAACATCGATAGCTGACTGACGTGCTTGCTGTTTAGCAAGTGCAGCTGCTGCTGCATCTCTCTGTTGCTGAGCAATCATCTGCTGTAAAAGCGCATCGTTTGTTGAAGAACCTTGGTTCTGAGTTAAAACATTTCCCTTTGCAGCCGCAAGGCGTGCGGCCTCTTCTGCTGCTGCTTTTGCTTTAGCAGCCTTGTCGGCATTGTCTGCAGCGAGAGCTGCGTCTGCATTTTGTTTTGCTTGAGCTGCTTGTAAAGCTGTTTGGATGTCAGAAGAAGATGCATACTTAAGTGAGTCAATTGTGCGTTGGTCTGCTCCAGCTTGTTCAAGATAATAAGCTGCATTAGATGCTTCTTCTGCGCGACGAAAATTAGTTCCACGTGATATATCTGCCATTACGCTAGTCCCCAATCTCTAAGAACTTTGAGCGATAGCGTGTCCATTGTATCGCGTGCATTGTTTGTGTATTCCCACTCTTTGGAACTACGGAGTTCCTTTTCGAACTGCCAGATTGGCTTAACGATAGCCTTACCATCTGGTCCTACGTTCTGTAAAGCGCGGCGTAGGAAAGGGTTATTGTAATCTACTGAGTCTGGGTCAACTTCAAGAATGTTAGCAATTGATGTACGGTAGGCTGAAGCCAAGGAATCTAATGATGTTCCTTTTAGAATCTGCTCAGAATAGGCTGGATAAGCAGATGCTGAATCCGTTTTAACCTTATTCTTTAGTTCATCAATTGTAGTATTACCACTGAAGATATCAATTGACCATTTGTCATACTGTGATGGGCTGTATGTCATACCAAATGAATTGGCAAATGTCTTAAGAGCATCAGCTGTTCCTAGCGCATCTCCGCCTAGTTGCTTTGTTCCCTTAGTAGCTAGTGCTTTAATATCAAGTTGGTTATCATCCCAACCACCAAGGTAGGATGCTTCTAATGTAGCGTCATCTATTGTGCTGATGCCTGCAGTAGTTAAGCGTTTGCGTTGAGCAAGTTTGTATTTTTCTAAACTGTTAGCATAGATGCCAGGTTGTGATTCTTTCTGTAACGTTCTATCACTAGATGTTGAAGAGATTGACTTATAATAATTTGTTTGGTAGTACTTAAGTTTTGCTTCAGCTTCATCCTTGTTGGGACCATAGAGCAAATCATATACTTCTTGCAGCTCGGGGTATGCTTTGATAAGGGAAGCTGATAGGCCGAATGTAGTTGTGTCAGCCATTACTTACCCCACTTTATTAATGTATCTGCAAAGTTAAGGCTATTAGCCTGTTGAATATCTGTCTGTACTGCAGCGTCGCCAGTATCAATCTTCTTATTAACGGCAGCTTCAAGGCGTGTTGCACTAAACTGTGGTGTATACTCAGAAGTATTACCAGTTGTTTTCTGTACCTGTCCAGCATCTATAAGCTTCTGAGCAATCACTCTAGTATCGGCTAGTTCAGTCGCACTTGGGTCACGCTTAAGTTTTGACTGATAGATAGCACGAATGCTTGCATCAATTACCAATGGGTCCTGCTTAAGGACCGTCTTGTTTGGACCAGTTGCAGCATCTAAACCAGGGATTACATCTGCTGAGATACCTTTGTATAGGTCAGCATATGTCTTTACGGTATTATAAATTGTTCCGTAATCGGTAGTTAAAACTGTTTTTAAATCTGTTTGAGTCTTAACTGACTTGCCTAGCTTCTTCATTAGTTTAGCAAGAGAAGTTTTTTCTGAGCTGGATAGTTGGTCATAAAGACCAGTACCAGCCCCAGGAACAATCCCATCTATAATAATATCTGCACCCGATACACCACGTTTTGCAAGTCCTGCTTTAATCTCATCAAGCATTTGCTGATATGTTTTATCGGTACCAGTACCTGGCTTAAGAACTGTGCTTGCTCCCGTTGGAGACGCTGGTACACCCTTAGGTCCTACGCGCTCAGTCATTATTCTCCCTCATAAACATAATCGAACTTATCTTTAGCAAAATATCTATCATAGAATTTTGCAAAGTTTGTATCCTGTAATTTAAATTGTGCTACTTTTGAGCGCACTTGTTCTTGTAACCATGCAGCACGTTTAGAATCAATGGTTGTTCCCATAGCATCAAGCTGTGCTTTGACTTCATAACGATAGTTAAGATAGTCGCTAGTTATATGCCAACGTGAATTCTTTGATAAATCTTTCCACATATTGTCATTATTGATAGCAATAGTAAGGGCGCGGACTGTAGCTGCCTGACGGCTAGCTGGACCACCGAATGATTGTGCCACATATTCATTGTACCACATCTGGTTAGCAGTCTTCTGTGCAGCAACATACTTGTCTTTCCATTGTGAAATAAGTGTAGCACCGTACTTATCAAGCGGATTGATACCAGCTTTCTTAAGTGATTCAGTTACTACTGTTTCGACGGCAAAGAAATCATCCCAACCCTTAGATACGATAGATGAACGGCTAGATTGAAAAGCATCTGATACATCTTTATACTTTTTATTAGTTCCAGGAATTGTCTTGGTTTGCAAATAAGCCTGTGCTGCGCTTGAGAATGCATAGTTATCATCATTAAATATAGCACCGAGTACAGCAATATTTTTTTCTCCTACTGCTGCTGCAATTTGTTGAACTACATTTTCATTTTTTGTTACAAGTTCAACTGATGTAGCATCACTGTGCACACCAGATGTATTGTCAGATAGTCTGTCAGCAAGAAGAAAATACTCAGGATAATCTTGAATAAACTTTTCTTCTCCCTGGTCTCCAAATTTAGTATTATACTTATTCAATAAATCTGCATAAGCAGATATTGCGGTTGTATAACGAGGTTGCAAAGGCAGAGTCAATGATGAAGCAAAACGCAAAACTGCTAATTGAAAAGCCATTCTTTGTGCATTTGGTGTAATAGTATTTGAAAAATACTTAGCACTTGGTTGAATACCATTTTCTGCAGTATAATCTACACGTAGTTGTTTATTAAACATATCTACATCTTTATTAAATTGGTTTGGTCCAGCAATTTTAAATTGAGCAGCAAACAATTGACCAGCCCTACGAGCTGTATTGAATGTTAAAGCATTTGCACTATTAGATTGAACACCAAATGGTAGCAACATTTGTGTTGCTGCATTCTCAATACCAGTTTGTTTTGCAAACTCATTGAACAACACTGAACCTATAGGTCCAAGTGATACCATGTTACCACCTGTTGGGTTATCTGGATTAAACCATTGGAGTGGCAGACGTGCATCAAGCCCAAGCATTGGTAAACCTACACTGATAGTTTTATTACCAAATGCATCTTCTTGTACACTAGAAACCTGCTCAGGCAAAGCTGCTATCTTAAGCTTTTTCATGATGAACTCTGGGTTCTCCATAGTGATACGCCCATATGCACGGAACTGTTCAATGATAGCAGGAAAAAACGCCATTAGATAGTTAACAATACCATTATAATTCATATCACGGTGAAAAGAGTTAATCTTTTCGCGGTATTGTTGGAGTGCATATGCACGTGCATTACCCTCGAAGCGTGCTTTATCAGCTAAAGTTAAAGTACGATTGTTAGCATTGGCTAGCCATACTTGTGACTGAAGCTCTTGTTCATACTTGGCAACAAAGTATGGATTGTTAGCAAGAAATGAAGTAGGTTTTGTAGCAAGTGAAGTCACAAAATCTTTAGTAATTCCTCGTACGTTGCGAGTAAATTCACTTGTAGCTAAACCATCTTTAAGCGCATCAGTAAATACTGGTGGTCGAGTTTCTATGTCTGGATAAATTTTCTTTAGCTGAAGAATTGTCAGCTTGTCATTGAGTATTAGCTTTGCCACCTCAGGGTTAGTAACATACATATCAACATATGCTTTTACTCTGTCATAGACTTCTGGTGCATGGCGAACTGAATCAGTAAATCTATCTATGTAGTTAAAGTTTTCTTTTTTACGGAGCCAATCGACTCCTTCTTTTTTTGATTTTCCAGCAAGAATTTCTCTAGCTAAACCATCAAAACGAATTTCATTATTAAGAATTGACTCCCACTCTTGTAAGTGTAGTTGTTCTTCTTGTGGCATAACTGAACGGCTATTGCCACGCATTCGCTTCTCGTTAGCAATAGCGAGTTCTTTAGTACTAGCTAGTGCACGGCGCAGGTCGGTATTCATTGTTATTTTCTGACGGAAGATATATCCAAAGCGTCCTTCAAGGGCTGCCTCAAACTCAACACCATTAACAACAGTCTTCTTGCTACCCACGCGAGGTTCTTTGATACCTGAGACAAGGTTAGCTTCTGTAGCACGAAGCTTTAGAAGCTCTTGTGTTGTTGATTTTCTTGCTTCAACTGCATCTAAAATATTATCTGGAATCTTTTTAGGTGGGTTAGCTGGGTCATATTTAGCGCGCTTTAGCTCCCTATCTAATGATTCAATTAACATCTCACGGTCTTTAATGCCCTGTGTAATAACCTTCATGTTTTTATCAGGGTTAACCATAGCACCAGTAAGTTTGCGAACACGAGAAACCGAAGGCTCGGCCTTACTTAATGACATTACTGTATCATGTCCAAGATTTTTAAGCATGTCAAATAGTACTAAGTCTCCCCATCCACGGATGTAAGAATCGCGCACTACGTTAATTGGAAAACCAGTACGAAGCAAGGTTCCTGTGCGCCATATAGAGTTGATTTCATTTGCAAGTAAGCTTATACCATCTTGAGCCATATCAACACCATCAATAGCTTTGCGTACAACGGGAACTTGTGAAGTTGAACCAAGACGTTCTTTATAATCTTTAAATGCTTTGTCTACGAACTTCCAATCAGGTACAAATCCACCGTTGGCAAGCTGGGTAATAAGTTGTGGGTCAGCAATAACAGGACCAGCTGGATTCTGAGGGTCATTCATAAAACCTTTTTTAGTTTCCTTAGCTATTGCTGCTTCATTTTTGGCAAACCTATGGTTGTTATTGTATTTTTGAATAATTTCTTCTACAATTACACCAGGAAGCTGATACTTTTTACCAAGAAGACGCATGCCTTCTGCAGCATATGAATCAATTACATTCATTTTGTCAACTTCTAGTACGGCACGTGAGTATTCATTAGCAACTTTTAGGTTGAGCTCAGGGATTGATGCCCCGTACTTTTCTGCCTGGCGTAATGATGACTGCAAACGTGTAGTTGCTACAATTGGGTCGTTAAAGTTAATAAGTTGTTTAGGGGCGTCATCTGAAATTCGGTCAATAAAACGAATGGGTACAGAAAGCGGGCTTTTCTGGTAGAATGTATTGTAAATTTTGCCAACGCCAGTTTCAAGTGCTCCAGTTATCGGTTGTGCTAGCTTACGAGTTGTAGCAACTTTAGCAAAATCATTGCGAATTTTTTCGACATAAGCCCAACGTGATACTGTTCTGTCTTTAAATTGGCTATCTACCTCAAGCGCTTGGTCAAGCCAACGTACTTCTTTACGAAGTGAGTCTATCTCAGCAGAAACTAACTTTTTATTATCAGTAAATTTCTTAGAAGCTAAAAGAGTTTTGCCATCAAATTTAAATGATGCAATTCCATCTCTTTCAAAGTATGTCATTGTATCTTCAAGACGCGTAAGTTCTGCAAACTTAGATGTACTTTTATCAGCTAGCTCAGCTAGAGCGGTTGGGTCACCATATCCTATGCGATAAAGAAGACCAAGGTCTTCTCTTGTAGCACCTGCAAATAGATGAACTGATGCTTGTCCGATTTCACTGTCAAATTCTGGACGACGGGCAGCAGTTACTGGGTCTGATTTTTGCAAGAAATCAAATACTGGTGACATTGCTGTTTCTTCACCAGCGACTGTGCGTTTTACCATATCAATGGCTTGAGCCTGGCGTTCTGCTACTCGACTAATTTCGCTTTCACCAGCAAACACTTTAGAAAAACCATGAATTGGTTCAGTGATTGGTTTAGTAATAAGTTTTGTACGAGCAATACCAAGAGTTTTTAAAGCAGCCATATCTGGTCCGACAGTTGCTTCGGCTCCAAAATTTGCAAAACCCGATATGATTGCACCGATACCCTTAGTATTATCTCCAAGAGTTTCCCAACCTTTAATATGACTAGCAAGGTGAACTACATCATTGCCAAAATTATATTTTTCTTGTCCCTGTTGCGTACCTGCATATTTAGCGGACTTGTTCAAGTCCTTGCTAATTTGCTTTCCAACGTCAGATGCTAAAGCTCTACGTTCTGCTCCACCAATGGCAGCAGCCCCAAGAGATGCTCCTGGCAATACACCAAGAGGGCCAGCAATTGCAAATCCTGCAACACCACCAGCTACTGCACCGAGTGCAATATTAAGGCCAGCTAAAAAACCCATTCCAGCATTTTTGCTAGATACGTCACGAACAAATGCGTAGTTTGAGCGTACGTCTCTTGCTCCAGCTTGAAGTAATTTACTTGCTCCACCATTTGTCTGATTATCAATTTCACGAACTGTAAGTCCAGCCGCTACTCCAGCAGCAGCACCTATGGGACCACCCACCCTAAAACCAATTACACCAGCCATGATTTCTGGATTGGCTCCAGCTATGTTAACAACAGTACTACGAACGCTTTCAACGGTATCATTCCATCCCCCAGGATTAGTTGGAAGACTGCCAGTCATGTCAAGATTAGCACCAAATTTTAATCCCTTTTGAAGGGATGTGTCATTTGGAGAAAGACTTGGAAGAGGTCCAAAAATTTTATTGGCTCGCGCCATTGCATCCCATTGGGTCACAGAATAGTCCTTAAATATGCAGCGTATTCTTTTGTGGTATCACTTACGCCAGGTTGGTTTGCCCAAAACTCAATGGTTGGAAAGTAATCACGAATCATCGCTTCTTCGGGGTCTGAAGCTTTTGCTTGGACTGGAAGTGCTAATTCATTTGGGTTGTTAGGTTGTCCATATGGTGTTAATCCAGCCATAACGCTTTCATTTGGATTAGCTGTGCTAGCAGTTACTGGGGTAACTGGAGTAGATTCCATTGGTGGAAGGTTACGTTGAGTTGCTTGACTAGATGAAACTGATGATACCGCAGCATCACCTTGACTAATTTGATTATTAATCTGCTTGTTCTGCCCATAAGCAAAACCTTTGTACTTGCCAGATTGGCCAGCACCACCAGTTCCTGAAACATTAGCAGGATTGTACTGTGGTCCGCCGTTAGCGCCTCCGCGATTTTCAGCCATAGTTCCTCCTACTTAATAAATTGTGTTTTAGTAATGATTGGGCCACTTGTATAAATGTCCCATTCTGTTGCAATCTCGATTGCTTTGCGTACTAGCCTTTCAGCTTGAGTAACATTTTGTACATCATCAATACCAAGGGCCGCCATAGCTCCAAGAGCAATCGGGCTGCCAGAGCCAGAGTAATAGATACCACGTATATCGCGGTCCCAAGAGTAATCCTCAAAGATAGGATAAATAGTTCCACGAATGCTGATAAGAAATTGCGAATCATGCGATGCTGCATCCCCGTCTTCTTTCATGTCGTATCCCGCATCAATGAATGCTTTTCGCATTGATGGTATAAATTTTTGTGTCATAAAAATATCTAAGTTTTCAGATGCTGTAGGCTTTGGGGCTTTCCAACCAAACTGTAATATGTTTGAACCTCTACCTGCACCAGAGCCAGCAATAAGTGCTCCATTATTTTCAACAATTTTGTGTGTGGCCATCTGCATTGGACGGCCCTCTTCATCAGAGCTACGTGAATCGCAACCCATTACAACCCATCCATTACCCTGGATAGCAGCCAACGTTGTCATTGTCCCCTACCTTTGCTATCTAATTCGATGTTTTGAACGGATACTTGCTGTTTCATTACCATTGCTATTTAAACCAGATAACAAACTCATAACATCAGGAGTTGGTTGTTGTGGCGGTTGAAGTGGAGAAGTGCCTCCTGCTGGAACGCCTTCAGGAGCAGGGGACGGTTGCTCAACTGATTGTGGTGCCCCAGCAGGAGGAACTGGTTGCTGCTGTGGCGCGAAGATTTCGCTAACGACTTCTTCTATTGCCTGTCCCTTTTGGCGTGCCTTGATTACAGCAGCAATCTGACGCACTACTTCAGAAGCGTCCTGGCCTTGCATTGCCATCTGTGGTATCGCTTGAGAGAGTGCAGTAATAGAACCGAGAAGTGAATCTCTCATCTTTTCGATTTCAATTTTTTCTAGTTCCTGTGTTACGTTAACTGTGAATGGTAGTTCACGCATAGCCATATCTTTAGAAATAAGCCCTCCGCCAAGAGCTTGAAGCATAAAGATAAGTCCTTGTGCAGGGTTGAGTCCTGCAAGCATTCCGTAACGCACATCAGCAGAGTAGTCCTGCTTAATATCCTTTGAAGGCTTGTAGACAACTTCGTATGGTGAACCTGAGTCTACGCCACGAATTGTTTTTTCTTCTGGATAAATTACTTCATCAACTTCAAAACAAAGTCGGATTACATCACGAAGTGCTGCAGCAAAAATAGCTTGAGCTGATTTGACCTGTGTATCAAATGCTCCCATAAGAGCCTGTACACCTTGGCCAGTTACAACAGATGCATTAATGTTTCCCGTACGTGATTCAGGATAACGAGCACCAACACGAAGTTCTTGGTTGAGCAATGTCTGCTCAGTGAATGCACCTTGTGGTAGATTCAAATCTACACGGCGCACACCAGCTGGGTTAGCTGTACGAATAACTGCATCGCCACCGAGCTGAAGTTCTTGTACATCTTGTGGAAGTACGATAGGAGCTTGTACAGATTTTTCTGCAGCTTCCATAGCAAGCAATGCAAAACGATTGCGAAGCAATTGTATACCAAGAACATCATCAAACTGTCCACGAAGTTCACCATCAATAGATGGTTTGCGTGCAACAATAACCATCATCTTGCCAAGTGGGTTCATTGCTTTAGAAAGAACTAAATTGTTTTTAGATGGAATAAAGATAATTGATTGGTCTTTATCGTAGTAACGAACAAGTTCAACTTGCCCATTTAAATCTTGCTTGTAACCCTGAGGTCCAAGAAGCTGGCTATCATACTCTGGAAACTGTGAACACAGTTCTCCAAGTGTCATCATATAACGTTTAACAAATGCAACGCAACGTCCATAGCGGTCAAACTCTGGGTAAGCACCCACTGGGTTTTCTATGCGGATACGAGGCAATTTGCTTTCTTCGTCTAATTCAACAATGAAAGGGACGAAACCAAATGTGATATACCAGTCAGCTCCTGAGTACATCTGTACAGAAAGGTCTGAATGTTGAAAATAATTTGATGCAATACGAGTGCGCTTGTCAGCAAACTGACGGGCTTTATCGGATGTTTGGTTTGCAGCTGAACAGTTAACCGCTGGAAGCGGTGCCATGACCTCAGATAGGTCACGGGCTACAATGTCAATAAAGTTTGCAACTACGTTAGCGTCTACACCTGCTGGAAAAAAGTCAGGATAAACTTCAGCAATTTTTCCCTTACGCACTGCAAGAACATCAAGGTTGCGTCCATCACGCTCAGTGTTGCGATAGCGTAGCGATTGAACGCGGGCTGCAACCTGTTCCATAGATAGTGTCATCGTGTATTACGTCCTTGGTTTCTAATCTTTTCCATCTCGTTGGCCTTGTTGGCGCGAGCACGGTTAGCCATCTCTTCAGCTGTAGGCTTCTTTGCTTTCAATACTGCCCTTGCTTCGTCAATAGCTTTTTGAGCTGCAGGTGAAAGCTCACGGTATACTTTAGTAACATTGGCTGCACCTTTGCCTACAATACCAGCAACTGTACGTGGGACTCCTCCACCTAGTGGAACTTCCCCAACTTTCTTTTTCATTAGACCAGCATTAATTGCAGCAGTTGGGTCTAGGTAACGACCTTTGCTATCTTTGTCTCCTGCTGCCATTGTTATCCTAACGATTTGAAGGGAAAAAAATTACTTACTACGAGTTGCTTTGCCGTTTTGCCAAACCCAGTCTTTACCGCCATATGAACCACGATAAACATTCTTATCTGCTGTAGTTCCTTCTTTACCTGGTTCAACATTCATCATTGTTCCCATAGTATTTTTTAATTGGTTTAGTGCTGTTGGGCTTGGGGCTGGTGCTGGTGAATTTCTTGGTTTATAAATTGGAGTGACTTTTGAGTGGTCTGTTGCTTTTGTTCTATCTGCCATGATATTTCCTATCCGTAGTTTTGAGACCATTGCTCAGCAAAGGCTTCGTCGAGGTTAATTGAACCGCGTGATGACATCTGTTGTCTTGTTGCCCATCGGTTTGATTGGTACTGACCTACTCTTGATGTATTTTGCATTAGCTCGCGCACTCGGATGATTGCAAACCAGAGAGCCATCACAGTGTCTGTGGGGTTTTTTGTATCAGGTTTCCAAGTAATCAATTGCTGTACAAGGGTCTTGATTCCCTCTGAGCCATCGTTACTTGGTATCTCCATAATGTTATTATCTTGGAAACGGCCATCGCGGGTATTGCCAAACAGCATAGCCATAGATGCTACACCAAAAGAAGTGTCCCATTTATTTTTACCAGTAAAGTGTGAATTCAGCTGGCAGCCATAAGAGGCTAAAAAGTTTCTTAAATTCTCATCCAGAGCGTAAGCTTTTTGGTGAGCATTAATTTCAATACGTAGTTCTTGGGGCTTGTACTTTTCAACCCAGTCTTCAATTAAATGTTGAATTTTATCTGGTGAAGGCTCGGTCATATTTACGCAGTCAAGAACATAAATCTTACCATCAGCTTTGTTGTATGTAACTACAACAGCACCAGTTGCTCCTGACATAGCAGGGTCTAGTCCGATAACAGTGTATGTACCATCGGTTGCTCTAGGGTGTCCAGGAGTACCAGGTTTTAATGGACCACGCTTTCGCATTCCATTGATGCTTCCTGCAACGCAGGTAGGGGAAAAGATTGAATCTTCGGTGACATCTTCTTGCTGGTAGACCATAGCCCATACAGCGGCAGAGACCTGAGAGCGACGCTTAGAGAGCGAGGGTCCATCCCATTTGGGAAAGTTCCCATTGGGTAGTGTGTCATCTTTGGCATTTTCCTGTTGGTCAGATTCTGGCCATAGGGTTTTCCACTTGTCTGGCTTCTCATCAAATTCTAAAACTGCTGGCATTGCACAATATGTAAAAGGTGCCACTCCACCAGACCATTGTTTTGGGTCACGGAGCATTTTGTATAGGTCCACGGGCGCGACACGGGTTCCTATAATTATTAGTTTTCCGTGCCGCCCCAGGCGTGTGATAACTTCCTTTTGGAGCCATTCAATTTGTTTTTCCCATTCATGGGCATTGGCTCCCATCACGGCGTCATCAACGATAATCAGGTCAGCACGAGCACCGTAAATCTGTGAGCCCATACCAAGGGCTTGTACGGTTGGGTCCTTCTCGCCTGAGTCACGTCCCGTACCTAGGTAAATCATATCAGCAGACCATTGTGTTGCATCGGCCTTGTATCCGCCGTTAGGACCGAAGGCCGTCTGCAACTTAATATATGCTGGATGTGAAAGTCTTGTCTTGATTGCCCCAAGAAACTTGCGTGCCATACCCTGTGTTTTAGAGACAATAATAACTCGTGTGTTTGGGTCAGTCACAATTTTGTATGTAACATAGTTTGTGGTAATGGTGGTTGACTTAGCATGCTCAGGTGGTACGTTGATAAGTACTCTATCAGGTTCACCTGGCTCGTAAGTTATACCAGCTGGCATCCAGCTAGGTTCGCGGCCCTCCATCATGTCCAGCCAGTTAAGCTGGTGGGGAAAGAGCTTGGAGTCTAGGAACTGCTCGCAAAAAGAGACGAAGTCGATATCCTTTAAATCTGCTAAGTCAGCCTTGATGCCTTTACCTTCTAGGCGAGCTTTGTCGGAACGTTCCTTGAAGGATACATCTGAGGCGCACCACTGGCGGAAAGTTACGTCATTGCGCCCCACGGTCGCCATAGCGGCTATCACAGTCGCTCCCTGGGCTAGTGCCATCAGGACGCGCTCCTGGGCCTCGCCTTTAGGAATGTCTTGTTTTCCTGGCTTTCTACCCATCAGTTAATCCCCTTGTTAATCGCTTGTATAACGGTCCCTGTATAGCGATATAACTCTCCCATTATATATAATTATATATATAATATATAGGAGTCGCGGAGTCTTAACGGAGCGACTCCGTATGTAATACATTACATAATAGATAACCTGTTCAAAGTGCTAAAACGAACACATCTGACTAAAGTATTTTTAAAAGGCCTGGTCAGGCCTATATATTGCCCCCTATATAATATAACAGAAATTTATTATGGGATACTATATACGCCCCTCGGGCGCATTTTTAAGCATGTGGGGTCATTATCGATTTATCGACATATAGATTTATAGATTTATCGACAAATAAATAAAGAGATATAGCGGTAGATAGATATATGGACATATCGACTATCCATGCCATGTCTTAAATGTCCGTTTTGGGGGGCTTAGTATATTTTAATATACCTTGTACCATGATGCCCACTATGTCGGATATGTACCTATTGTCCCTATGTATGGGGTGTGACCTATCTCACACACCCTATGTCCGACATGTCCGAATTGTCCTCTTGACAAGCGTGGCAAGGTAGGGTAAAGTACCCCCTATCAAGTTAAGCACTAGGCAAGTTTAACGACACGCCCGACACGCTAGACTTGACAAGGTAGGGCAAGTGTGCTACACTTACCCCACTAGCACCCCCCCAAGGGTGCAACCGCTAACGGGGTTGGTACTGTTAGACTTGACAAGTGAATATAGAGTGTGCTAGACTAGTTACTAGTAACAGTAGGTCGCCTATGGTAACACTACCGCACTTTATTACAACTTGACACGCGCTAGATACTATGGTATCTTATAGGCTCGCTACCTATTAGCGCACTAGCCTTGCATGGTGCAAGGTGGAAGGATACGACATGACCTATAACCCTTATGGGGGGTTAGGTAGTATCGTAGTGACACCTAGTCACCCTATAGTAACTAGTCGCAGACTAGGCTCTACAGGGTGGAGACTACACGACACCCCTAACGGGCGCGCCTTTAAGCGCACTCGTAATGGTAAGGTGACAAGTAATCGCCCCAAGGTGACACGCGAACTACCTACCCTTGATGAAGCAACAGCACTAGCACTAGTGGCTAAGTTGGCAACCGCCGAAACCACTACCCTTAACCTTAATATCCACAATAAGTAGGATACGCCACGCCTAGCGATAGGCTACATAGGTTCACGACCTAGCGTGGCACGATTTGACAAGGTGTCAAGTCTATGCTATACTATGGCATATCAACGAGAGGATATGGCACATGACGGCAACGCAACGCATTACTGCGGAATTGCGTGCTAGTGAGTGGCTCGAATCTAGGGAGAGTGCCAAGGCACTATTCCAAGCGAACCTACTCGCTACACCATGGCAGACCGCTACCAAGCGGACACGCCTTAAAGGATTACAGGAAGCATGACTAATACAGATATGCTTGCAGTAATCATAGCCCTATCGGTGTCTATGACACTAATAGTGACTACCACCCTAGCCAACGCTAGACTTACTCGCAAGGTCGAGTACCTCAAATTGCAACTGCGCAAGCATGGACAATTTGACAACTAAATAAGATTATGCTATACTACACCTACAACATACAGGAAGGGGGTGAGTAGATATGGCAGAAGAAGTAGAAGATATTATATGTAGTCTATGCGACCAAATCATAGATGATGAGACAGAGCGCGCCTTTAATGACGGCTCTATTGCTTGTGAGAATTGCACTATATGGTGCGAATCTTGTAGCGACCTATCATCTATAGACGACTCGATTAATGACGGCAGTAGTTACTATTGCTCGGACTGTGGTAAGAATTGTGAGCGTTGTAATAGTGCCTTCTCAGGCGACGATTACTTCGTTGATAATGAGTCATGGTGCGAGTATTGCTACGAGAATAACACATTCTATTGTGAGCCTTGTGGCACTAGTTATAGTGACCGCAACGATTACTATTCCGTAGGGGATAATACTTGGTGTGATGACTGCACTAGTCGTCACGCATGGTACTGTGACGATTGTGACCAGTATAATCGTGAAGGTGATGAGTGTTACAACTGTGATAATACGCAGGGTGGCACTCCATCTATCGTTGGTCGTGACTGTAATTGCCGTAAGGTTATACACGAATACAACTGCAAGCCACCGCTAGTATTCCATGGCGAGTCCAAGAGTGGGCTCTACATGGGGTTAGAGTTGGAGACACAGATTCGTGGTGGTAGCCTAGACGGGGCTGCCGAATACGCAACCAACGCTTTACTAGAAAATAAAGTCGGTATCATCAAGCATGACGGCAGTATAGGTCGTGACGGATATGACGGCTTTGAGATAGTGACACAACCACATACTCACTTGCAATATAGGGAGCATAGTGATACACTATGGAATATAATCAACACGCTACGCCTAGACTATGGTGCTAGGTCATGGGATACTAAGACCTGTGGCATACATATCCATGTCTCTCGCGCTGGCTTCTCAAGTGGTGCGCACATGCACCGCTTCATATCATTCGTGTATTCTAATGCAGAATATATGATGAAGTTTGGTGGGCGCAAGTCCGACTATGCTAGGTTTAATGATGTCTATACCTTTAACCAGTATGACCAACCAGTAAAGTCCTTTAAGCATAAGGTTGGAGACCCAAGCCGTAACAATACGGAAAGATATTCTGCCGTCAATACGCAGAATCGAGACACGCTAGAACTTAGGTTCTTTCGTGGCACTATGAATACCAGCACTATTCTATCGGCACTTGACTTAGCGCAAGCCATGATAGAATACACTAGGACACTACGACTTGATGAAGTCAAGCTAGGTGCGCTAGACTGGACATGGTTCGTTGATTATGTACGAGACAACAACGGACTGTATCCCGACCTGTACTCCCGACTCTATAAAGTATCGGGCGTAGATATAACCAACCCAACACTAGAGAATGCATGAGGTGATGTATGTGTATACTTGTAGTGTGTGAGCCTGACAGCACACCCACTAAGACAGACCTACAAAATGGTGCGTGTAGTAATCCTCACGGATATGGCTTTGCCATTATCGCTGGAGATACTATCATATCAGAGCGTAGCATGTCTGCTAAAAAATCTATTGCAAGATTCTTGGAATTGCGTAAGCAATATCCTAACGGCTACGCCATGTGGCACGCACGATACGCTACACATGGTGTCAAGAACGAGGCTAATTGCCACCCCTTTAAGGTTGGTGATTCAGACTTGACATACCTAGCACACAATGGTATACTAGATGTAACGATAGAGAAGTCAGACAAGCGTAGCGACACCAGAGTATTCGCAGAGGATACCTTGCCACTTATGGGTGGCGTGTCGGTACTTGACAATGACACAGTATGGACTATGGTTAGCAAGTGGGCAAGCGGTAGCAAGATATGTATCCTTACCTTAGACCCTAGTGCCAAGCACCAAATCTACCTAGTCAATGAGAACTTAGGTACATGGGATAATGCTGGTATATGGTGGAGTAATCAGTCGCATAAGCGCACCACATATACCACTCCCTCTACAGTATGGAAAGCACCAGCAAGGGACTTAGACAAGGCAGAGCAACTAGCCTATGACTATGCACTCAAGCACTACTATCAAGAAGAAGGGGAAGAAGTAATAGACCTCTGCCCTAACTGCGAGACACTCGTAGATATGCATGAGAATCCATACTACTGCAACATGTGTGAGATATGCTTCGACTGTGATACCAGTATCATAGACTGCCTATGCTACACACCCGATAGACAATGGTCAAGCAAGAAGGACTATGACCTGTTCAGCTAACTATAATTCCACATGGATAGTCTATGTGGGGTAACACCAACTAACGAGAGGCAATACAATCATGTCAGCAACAGCAATTCAGAATATCGCAGATGAAATCTCTGCACTAGCAAGCGAAGTAGCATACCTTGCTATGTCAGTAGACACATCATCAGATTACCCTACACGGGGTACAATTGTGAAGGCTCTGCCTACACAGAATCGCTTTAAGGCTAAGTCAATGTGGGTATCATTGGGCGACGGTACATACAAGCACTTGACTGGTGGCAAGGGTCTCATCACAACCCATGCTCGCCTTGACGGGTATGTCTCGACTGTATTCGAGGCGTAACCAACTGACCTGAGCATGTCATCAAACTGCTCATCTTTATTATCAAAGAAAGGATATACCATGCCAGAATTCTTACATGAAGTTGTTCGCAAGCGCGAGCGCAGTTCATCAAATCAATCAAGACTTAGTGGACAATATGTTTGGGTCTATGGTAATGTATATGCAGACACGGCAATAGCTGGTATACTAGTGCGCGACGAAAGATTCATGTCCAACATTAGATACTGGGTTGATGAACCATCATGGAATGTTATGAGAAATGTATTCTCAGACATAAGTTGTGATGAGCATAGGTGGATACTAGATGTGTCAGATTCAAGCATGTCTAGGTTCAGATACGCTTGCATTAACTGTGAGTCAAGACACGCACAAGAAACGAGAGGATTAGTATGACAGAACGCATTGTACTATGGCAGACTACAATCTATGATAAAGATGTAGCCAACATGAGTGAGGATAAGATTAAAGAATTAAGATTAGAACTAAGCAGAGCTGTCTATGATATCTGCTGGAAGTATGGAGTGCACAACTAATGGCTAAGTATGTAGTTATATGTGAGGCAGAGAACTGCGAAGCAGAGAACGAGGACTGGGAAGATGACGGTTCAACATACTGGTTCACATGCTCGACATGTGGCTGGGACAACGAGGTGGTGCATTCACCATGGAAATGAGTAGCATGCAAGGGATATGTATGACACACCCTAACCCCGACCTATGGTTCGAGGACTCGGGTGACTTGTTCGAGAAGCGTTTAGGTAGCACTAGCCCTAACAAGAAGTTCGAGGAGCGACGGGCCAACATGCTCATAGCCATGGAACTATGTACTAAATGTCCGATTCGTACCAATTGTCTATCCGAAGGTATGAAGGAAGAGAACCTAGACTACGGCATATGGGGTGGCTTACTACCAGGTGAGCGCATTGCACTTGCCGATACAACCAAGGCTTCGACAGACAGGAAGTATCGTATGGTCGTAGCCCGTAACATTAGGAGTCTCGTTAAATGAAATCAATATTCTTCTTGCTGTTCGTAATGGTCAGCATATTCTTGTTCACACCTACATCAGAAGCACCAACTAAAACATATACTATGCAGGCTTCTTGGAGTAAGGCAGACAGCAAGGCATATGCAAGAGACCAGTTAAGTACATGGCAAGAAGAACAATGGTCATGCCTTAGTAATCTGTGGGGCAAGGAATCCGCATGGAATCCTAGAGCCTACAATAGCGTCAGAGTTATGGGGAAGAACGCTGGCGGTATACCACAGTTACTGGGGCTTGACCCTACTACACCAGCCACGCTTCAGATAGACCGAGGCTTGGCTTATATTTACTACAGATATGGTACGCCATGTGAAGCATGGCAATTCTTTAAGAAGCATAGTTGGCACTAATGAACAACGAGAGGATAACTAATGGCTAAACATATTACGGAGATGAAGCCTGATTACACTCAGGCTATGGACATACGCGGTAAGCCAACCGCTGTGTGCCCATGTGGGTGTGAGATATGGAATGTTAAATGCAAGTTCGACGACGACGGTGAGATTGACATGTACTTCTTAGATATGGAATGTGCTGAGTGTGGCACACTAGCTACTGCACCTACACCTGTGGACTTAGAACCTGATAAAGATATGTCGGCATGCACAAGGTGCGAGGCAATGTATGAGACAGAAACTCTAATGACAATGGGTGACTGGCTTGTATGTGAGATATGTTGGGGTGACTTATGACCGAGTTCTTACACGAACTAATCAAGAAGCAAGAATGGCATGCACATGTACAGGAACTTCTTGAGTCAGACCCGTGGCAATACTCAGAACCACCACCACCATTCACTGGTAACATTAACATGCAGGAACAACGAGACACGGGACAATGGTCACGCTAATGCCCAACTATGAGTACAAGTGTGACGATTGTGATACATCAGAGGAACACTATCGCAGTATAGACGACAGAGACAACTGTCCTACTTGTCAGTATTGCACACGACTGATGCGCAGAATAATCCATGCGACACCAGTTAAGTTTAATGGTACAGGATTCTATTCAACAGGAGGATAGCATGGGAATGCAAGACTTGACAGCAGAAGAAGTAACTACTATAGTTAAGAAGTATGTATTAAACTGGGAAGATTATGAAACTGAGGATGATTGTATCTCGGATAACATGGATGTTCTTTTTGAACACCTATGGGAAGATGAACTAGATGATGAACCACTAGAAGAGTATGAGTTTGATGAAGAACTTATAGATGAATAGTCTAAAGAACTTCTTCTTCGCCCTCATGGGCGCTAGTATATTGTTCTTCGGTGTCGTTGGCATCTACCAATTCACTTGGTTCATCGCTGGTTTTATCGGCGGCGTCTAAGTCAATCCATGGTTTCATACCACCCATTAGCTTAACAAGTTTGCGTATTACTCTCGTTGTACGCATGCGAGTAGCGTCAGGGCTAATGAGCTCAAGCTCTTTGGCAATGTCAGCATACTCCATAGACTCTGCATATCGTAAGAAGAGTAACTGTTTGTCTTCAGTACTTAACTTATGGTATGCGGAGTCTACTTCTATCATCATAGCTTGCAGATTCCCACCCTCACTAGGTGCGCTGGGACGTCCGGGCCTACCAAGATTAAGTTTATGAGTTACTCCCCACTCATCACGCAACACAGCAGGAAGTAAGGCTTCTACAATTACTGGGTCATAGTAATATAAATCAGATACATCATAGCCAAGAGACTTGGCCTTTTGATACTGACAATAATCTAGTGCATAGTTACGAAGGCTGCGGTAGATAAGGTTCTTTGCTTCCTTACCACCCATTTCATTCCATTCCATAAACTTATTTATATGTCCAGGAAACCATTCATATAGTGTCTGACGTATATCTTCAAGTTCAAGAAACTTAAATTTTCTGTGATACTCGCTGGCTACATGTACTACTATGTATTCCCAGGGTTCAATTAGCTTCCAGTCCATCATCAACTTTCTCATTCTTATACTTGCGACTCATGGTTAGTAAATCTTCTACTGTAATTAGATAGCCCTTGCTCTTGTTAGGTGGTATCTCGCACGAGATTTCTCTACCTAATTCAAGTACACCTTTCTTAAGGATATGGGTTGGTACAATGATAACCGTTTGTTCCAATACGAACGCCCAGTATGCAGCCTCGGTAACTGATAAGCCTGACGGCTCCCATGATTTAGACTTCATGAACCAACACTCAACCTCAATGTAAAGGTTGTTAGTAATCCACCATTTTCTATCACGCTTTACTTCGACAGTTTTACCACCAGTAAGTAGTTCTTCTACTAGCTTCTCACCCTTACGGCCATAGCCGAAGTCCAAATCAAACGATGACTTATTAGTCATTAGGCCACTTACCTCTCAGTACTAGCAACCCGATGATTGCGTAGTTTGCCATGTCCTTGAAAGAATCCTCAAGGCTTTCGTGCTGTGGGTCTTTGCCATTATCTACTAGGTTATTAATACGTGCAAACTTATCCCACATGCGCACACGTAGGCCATTAACTGGCCCACCTGGGCTACGCGAAATGTTAGTTGGACCATAATCATTATGCTTAGTAAGCAATAAGCTTTCTAGTTCTTGAAAGGTAGCTGCTACATCGCATGCGAAATCCGAATCTCTAGTACTAACTGCTGGTTCTCCATGCGTACTTGCGTCACCGTAAAACCTTGATTCGCCAGGTGCTGTGTAATCTGCCATATCAATTCACTCTCCACCTTCGAGTAACTGTTTAAGTTCATCATCTATTTCCGCCATGCTGGAACCTACAATCATATCTTCGATGACTTCAACAACTGTCGATGGTTCCATCTCAACAGTAAAGAGAGTCATGTACGTATCTTGTGCTACATTTTTAATTTTCTCGGGTTCATCAGCATAACGATAGAAGCAACGCAACAATGAACCAATCATCAGGCGATAGCCATTAGGTAGGATAAGTGCTGGGTCGAACTCTTCATCTTCCTCAAGCAGATGGTCTGTTGCATCAAACACATTATCAAACTGCTCGCCACATTCGGGGCATGGTTTAATCGGCTTCATTAGTTAGCCCTGCTTTCTCTCGGATATAGTCTGCACCGAACTTGACGTAGATAGAATTAACATCTTCGCCGTCTGGCATGGAGACGATAGTAACTGGAAGTTCTCGGGCAAGCCCTGCTGCAAATTCTTTTCCAGGCTGGTCGCCATCAGCGAATACAAATACTCTTTCAAAATCTGCGAGTAATCTTGTGTAGTGTTTCTTCCATGAGTTCGAACCTGGAACTCCAACACAAGGGATACCGACGCATCTACTGAGCGTGATTGTATCAAGCTCTCCTTCACATACGCCAATCCAATCACCCGCCCTTTCAATATCTAGTACGTTGTACATCTTAGTGTCACTACCAGTCATGCCCATGTACTTGGGCTCAACTGCTGGGTTCAAACTTCTAAATCTAATATCAACTACACCAGTCTTAGTTACATATGGTATAGCTAAGCGTCCAAGGTATGCTTCATGTCCTATCTCAGGCTCCGCGACTACGCCTAATCGAGCCAGCCGTGCTACCTCTATTGGAATACCCCTGCTTGCTAGGTAATCTTCGGCCTGATAAATGCTTTCCTGGTACTTGCGTGTTGCTTGTCCCAGCAAATCCTTCTGCGATTCTAGCTGCCTCACGTATGTCAACTCCTTCCTGCATAGCTACGATTTGTAAACTATTTCCTTGTACTCCACATGCAAAACATATAAAGATATTCTTATCTAGGTTAACTGTTCCTGACTGATGACTATCACCATGGAACGGACACCTTAGGTTAGCTTGGCCATGGTCACGCCGTAGCGTTGCACCGTAGTGCTCAAGCACAGCCTTGATTGAAGGCAAGTCACTCACCAAAGATATCTCCTAACCTCAGTACTAAATATGAATCTGCTATCGACTTACCTCTTGCCTTGATAACCAGTGCAGGTAGAACCACTTCTTGTTCGAGCGCTCTTGCATCCGCATAATTTTTCGCTTCTGTCTGCGCTTCTTTTGTCCATCCACTAAGGCTGATTGCGTTACCTGCTCCTGGTGCTTTACATTCAAGGATGCCAATGGTTCCTCCAATGAAATCTTTGCGGATAACAACATCCCCTTCATCTTTGCTACCTCTCCTTGCAAGGCGTTCAGCGTCGTATCCAAGTCCTCTAAAGTATTTCGTGATGTCTGTTTCATATGTTGCCCCTCTTGCCTTGTGTGATTTTCTAGTTGTCATTCTTCTTTATCCAAACTTGATAGCTATCGACTAGCTGAGTGTATTCACCAGTATGTGTGCGTAAGAAATTATCAATCGCTGGCTTGGGTGTAGTGTCGGGTGGTAAGTCCTGGCCCCACAGATAATCATCAAATGCAAGTATGCCACCGTCCTTCAATAACTTCCATGCACTATATGCATCTCGTTCTACCTGAGCAGATGTATGGTCTCCATCAATGTAGATGAAGTCAAACTTCCCTGCAATTTCTCCAGTGAAGTACTTGTCACTAGTCATCTTCAGTCTAATAACCTTTTGATACTTAGTGATGCGTGCTTCATAATACTTCAGCACTCTCTCGAAATCGATAGCCTGATGCTCGCGTTCATCTGAACCAGCCCATGTATCAACATCAATTAGCACACACGTTGGATGTGTTAAAACATTCTCACATAACCAAACACTTGCATCACCTGTGTATGCACCAATCTGTAGGAACCTAAGGTCAGGTTTGCCATTAAGGTGAGCAAGCTGGGCCTCGAAGTTATACTGTTGACCAGCAAACCAATTAGGAAACTGTGTCATGCGTTCTCTGGAATATCATCGATGAACATATACTCAGGGTTGAATGCAACCCAAGTCATTAGTCCTCCGCCTGCATCGGCACGACCATATCTGTTCTTGACAGGCGCAACTCCCATACTTGTCCCGACAACTCCAAGCGTACAGATGAGTGCGGGAAGTTGTGCAACCTTTCCTTGGATAGCACTTCTAGGTTGGCACGGAGAGCCTTGGATAGCCTCCGATGTGTGATGTAAGACAACAACTGCTGCATTGGTCGCTCTAGCAAGGTATTTCAACTCCTTCATAATCGCACGCATAGATGCGAATTCTTCACCACCATCGGTGGCTACGTCCATTAGGTTATCTACTACAATAAGAACTGGAGGACAACCCCATAGTTCTTCAAATGCTTGTACTTCTTCATCAATGTCTTGCAATGATGGTGCTGATTCAAATGACCATACAATGTGTGCGCCTCGGGCAAGTGTGGCCTTAGTCCAACCATGGTCAGTATTCATGAGTGACTCTACATCACCTTGTGACTTACCTGAAATCATTGAGGCTAATCGCATAGCCATAGTGTGTGCGTTAGTATCTGCTGAGATATAAAGTGTTGGCACTCTCATCTTCAAAGCTAATGCTAATGCCAGGGTTGACTTGCCCACTCCTGGTGCTGCTGCAAACATCGAAACTTCAGAGCGCCGTATGATAATCTTATTGGATTCGAACGCTTTGAAACAACTAGGGAGCGGTTCTCCACCGATACTGGCACGGCCAACGCTTCTGACAAGTGTACGCATTGTTCATTCCCTTCCGTAAGGATAGAACGTAGCCACCATTGCGGTGTGTAAGGATGGCTACGTCCAATCATATCTTAGTTAACTGGCTTGCATTGGTCAGGCGTGCCCTGTGGTGTTGGACATGCCCAGAAAGCGTAAGGCTTCCCACTTGTCTTGCTCACTCCCTGTCGGAAGATTCGTGCCCCGTGAATGCACGTCGGACTTGCTGTCCCCGCTGGCGTTACCGCGGATGGTGGAGCTCCAACGGATGCTGCTGCCTGCTGGATTGGAGCGGAGAATTGCGATGGCGTTGTGCCTGCTGTTGAACCAGTGGTCCCCAAAGGGGCCGCGTTGTATGCACCAACAATCAATCGCTGTACTGATGCAACCTGTGTTGAGTAATCTCCAACACCTTCAAGCAATACGCTTAGTTCGTCGGCCGTATTGGCACGCACGTTAATCATATCCCCTGCTGGTGTCTTATAGGAGACTTGTAGTTTCCAGTCTTCGTTCATCTGTTATCCTATCTTAGTTGAGAACTGACAATGTGCGGTCAGTCCACACTTGTATTGGCAATTGTTTGTGTTCGGCAAGAAGATACCTGCCTTACGTGCTTTGTCAAACCCTGATACTAAATACTCCAACTTCTCCTCTGTGTACTGTTCAAGGTTAACCAACGGTGACACGCCGTGTTGGCGTGACATGAAGTATGTTCCCCACTTGATATCTATACCAAAGGTTTTCATCAAACCAATCTTATAGAAACCAAGCTGTAGTGTATTGGAAGGCGTAGCCTGTGATGTCTTCAAGTCTACGATGACTAAGTCACCATTAACCTCAAACACCCTATCAAGAATCATCTTGACTGGTACACCAGCAAACTCGGGAATCATTTCGAGTTCGATAGCTGGAACACCTTGCGGTGTCTTCCATATCTTCCAATCGGTATTGGCTTGTCGCCATTCAATGTAGGCTTGTACCCAACGAGGACCAGCTTCGTGCCAAAAAGCTTCGTTCTCTTTATTGGGGTTAGCTTTAGTAGCCCTGCCACCAACACGTGCGTTGGTTAGGTCAGTTGTACCAAGCTCATCGGCCCATGCTCTAGCCCATAGTTCCTGTATCATGCATTCTCCAAATCCCACAGTTCAGTTGCTCGGTGAAATGCCGAGCCACCTACCGACCAAACCGAAGGTTCTTCTGGTATCATCATCAATCTACCAAGGTAGTACTGATAACCACAGTCGATATAAGTCGAGAATGCTGAGTATGAAACATGCTCAGGTAGTTTATATTCTCCAAGTTGTATCATCGTGGGTGTAGTATAGCATGGGTCAGGGTCTATGTAGGTAAGCAGCCTACCTGCACGGGTCAGGTTCATCTGTATAATTAAATAATAATATATTATAAAGACCCCAAAGGGGTCTTATATATATTATAATATATATATTATAATAGGGGATAAAATGACTGAAGTAATTGTAGGCTCGCTAGCTGCGCTAGCAATTCGTGACATCGTGTACGAAGCAGTTGAACGATACAACCACTACCGACGACACAGGGACTTCGAAGTATTCGTTGACCTGCTTGAAGACATTGACGCTGACGAAAATTAAATAATATTTGCCTGGAATATAAGCCTGTGGTCGGCTGAACGGTGAGGCGAATATATCTCTGTAGAAGGCGTACGATTCCTATCGCTGAAAACACAAAAGGACCCCCTTCCATAGCAGTGATGCTAGGGTTGGGGGTCTTCTTGTCTCTATGGCCCAGCTAAGGGCCTATATGAGGTGGTTTACTTCTTGCT